CAAATTCTGGCAAGCAAAAGATGGCTCGCCTTCTTGAAAACCAAGCTGTAGAAGTTCTCAAGGGTGGCTCTTCAATGCTCAACGAAAGCCTTTCACTCTCAACCGGTGGTGCATCACTTGCATCCTCTGGTCAAGTGGCAGGTTTCACCAACGTAGCATTCCCAATCGTACGCCGTGTATTCGCTGGCCTCGTAGCCAACGAAATCGTCAGCGTACAACCAATGAGCCTTCCATCAGGTCTACTCTTCTATCTAGATTACACCTACGGTTCATACGTCGGTGGTGACGCTGCTACAGCCGCTAACCAATTTTCTACATCAGCAGATCCTGGTGCAGCAACATATGCTCGTGGTCAATCAGTATACACCAACCCATCCGGTTCAGTAATCCGCACAAGCGGTTCACTCGCCGCTGGTGGTCAATACAACCTCATCGGTTCTGGCTACTCAAAGGTACACGTACAAGGCAAACTCGCAACAGGCGTAGTTGCTCTTGGTGCATGGACCGGTGGAACAACATGGCTCACAGGTTCATCAGTATCAGCTTCAGCAGGTTTCGTTGGTTACAACGCACGTTTTGTAGATTATGATCCACTTCTTTCAACAGACGTTGAAAACAGTGTGCTCGATTATACCTTCTTAGTTGTGTCAGCCTCACAACTAACAACAGCAATCAATGGTGCAGACCTTACCTCGGTTGAACAAATTGCAGTAACAGGTCTTGGTTCATCAACTTCAACCTTTACAGCACCTCCACAAACTTATCAACAAGGCGAAGCAGTTCTCAACTTCCGTCGCTTTACAAAGCGTGGTAACTGGACTGATGCTGGAACTAGCTCAACCTTTACACCAGATCCATTCAACGGTTCACACCTTCTCTTTGCAATGGGCCTTGCAAACGCACAAAGCGTTGCAGCCGTATCTCTCGGTAGCGTAACCACACAAGTAACAGCTTCAGCACCAATCGCTGACGCTCTCTCAGTTAATTCAGATGGTTCAGCCCTTACCATCCCAAGCTTTGAATCAAACTTCGCTGTTGATGCATCACCACGCATCCCAGACGTTGACATCAAAATCGATTCAGTAGCTGTTACAGCAACAACCCGTAAGCTACGTGCACGCTGGTCACCAGAAATGGCCCAAGACCTCACAGCATTCTACTCAATCGACGTTGAAGCAGAACTCACAAATATCCTTTCTGAAATGATCACATTGGATATCGACCGTGAAATTCTCAACGACCTACTTACACAAGCTCAAGCAGCTAACTACTTCTGGAGCCGTGCCCCAGGTCGCTTCGTCAACAAGTACACTGGTACCGAAGTTGCTCGTACAAACACTGTATACCCAGGTCCACAATTCACCGGCACAGTCCGTGAATGGTACGAAACACTTATCGAAACCATCACCGACGCAGCCAACGTCATCCACAAGAAGACTCTTCGTGGTTCAGGTAACTTCATCGTGTGCTCACCAGAAGTGGGTACCATTCTTGAAGCAACTGTTGCTTACCGTGCCAACTACAAGATCGACGGCGATGGCCAAGTTCGTGACAACATGAGCATTGGTGCAGAAGCAGTAGGTACAGTAAACGGTCGCTACAGCGTGTTTGTTGACCCATACTTCCCAGTAAACAAGATCCTTGTTGGTCTTAAGGGTTCAACCTTCCTTGAAAGCGGTTATATCTACGCTCCATACGTACCACTCATCCTCACCCCCGTAATCTACGGTCAAGAGGACTTTACACCACGTAAGGGCATCATGACACGTTACGGCAAGAAGATGGTACGTGCAGACTTCTACGCCACCGTGACCTGCCTCGATATGTCAATCATTTGAAAAAGTCCTGAAAAACTAGGATAACAAGGAAAGAGCGGGTCAAAAGCCCGCTCTTTCTGCATTTTAGAGATTAGGCAAAACAAACAATCCATATCCAAAACAGTCTTTGTGTGATAATATATATCTAAGAGGTGATATATGGAACTAATCTTTCATGATAAAGGCAATGAAGGTGGTATATACAAGATTCTAAATCTACAAAATGGTAGGATTTATATCGGGTCTACATATCGTTTTAAGGATAGAGCAAGGGGACATAAAACTGAACTAGAAGCTGGAAGGCACCTAAATAAGTTTTTGCAAAATGATTATAACAAGTGTGGATCTGAGGTTTTCTTATTTGAAGTTATTGAGACTGTGATGGGTGATAGGAAAACCAGAGTCGAGCGAGAGCAGTTTCATATCGATCAATGGTATGATAATCAAAAGAACTGCTACAACTTAGTTCCATATGCAATGGATAGTCGTGGTGGTTCACGCAATAAGAAACAAATCGATCCATTAACGGATGGACGATGTAAACCATTTAATGAGGAGCGTCGTGCAAAACACACAGCCAAGTTAAAAGAAGTGTGGCAAACTCCCGAACTAAAAGAACAATCCAGACAAAATGCATATAAGCAATGGCAAGAACAATCTCAGAACAACATAACTGTAACCAACAAAGAGACTGGTGAAAAGGTTGTTATAAGCGGTTCTGTTCGACAGTTTTGTTTGGATAGAGGATTAAGCTATAAAGCTTTTCATCAGCTAGTAAAAGGCAAACTAAAGAGTTCTGGAGGGTGGTTTGTAGGAGAACAAGAACCAGAATACACTAGTAAAAAAGGACAAGTTAGAAAACCTTTAAGTAAAGAGCATAAAGAAAAGATAAGCGGTGGCAAATACGTAGGATTAAAACTTGTTAACCATGAAGGTTTAGAGATTGTATTAACTTCAAATGTCAAGCAACAATGTAAAGACTTAGGCTTGCCATATTCAACGTTGATCAAGGTTTTAAACGGAAAGTGTAAATCTGTGTTTGGATATGCTCTAGCAATAGTGACCTCTCTTGATATGGGGTAAATACCCTGTGCAAGTGACTAGATAAAAGGAAGGGCAGCTCAAAAGGCTGCCCTTCTGCTTTTGTACTATTTACATCTTGGAGATATATCAAGATGCTTACACGCCTTTATAAAGCCATTAAGGAAGCCGTTAAAGGTAAACCACTAAAGCTACGATCACCTCGTTGGGATGATGTTCGTAAAATCCATTTAAAATCGTTTCCAACGTGTGCAGCTTGTGGTTCAGAAACCAATCTGCAAGTTCACCACATAAAGCCATTTCATTTATATCCAGAACTTGAACTTGATGAAGAAAATCTTATAACGTTATGTGAAACAAAAACTCACAGGTGTCATTTTAAGATTGGTCATTTAAACAATTGGAAAAAAGAAAATCCAAATGTTATAGAAGACTCGGTAAAGTATTTAGAACGAGAAAAAGAAAACGCTCTAGCAGTATAACCACTAGAGCGTGATTGGTTTCTAAAATTGGTTTAAATCAAGCTGATTTTTTCTTTGAAGAAGTAGTTGCTGGAGGTGGTTCTGTTGCAGCTACAGGATCAACCACTGCTGCTACTTGTTCTGACTTAAGTGATTCAAGAGCAGATGCAAGTTCTTTAACAGAAGCTTGTAGGTTTTGTGCTTGTAGTGCTTGCACTTGTGTTTGCAGAGCAAGAACAACATCTTCAAGTGCTTTGATTTTTTGCTCTACGGCAGATAGATCAACTGATGACAAGCCTTCTGCTGTTAGTTCTCCAACGATTCTGATTGCCTGTTTACCACCAGAACCTGCATATGTACCGTCTAATACTGCTTTCATTTTACGTTTCTCCTTTTAGTGCTAACGCTTGATTATATGTATCAAGCAAGAATCATTGTTTAAAACATTACCTAGAATGACATTGTTATAACTATTTAGGAAGCAAAGGTATTAAATTATGCTAAATGAGAGTGGCAATATTTTTAAGGACAAGAAAACAGGGGAAGTTTTCACAAAGAGAATCAACAGGGAAGATGTTGAGCCTACTCTTCGTTGGTTAGAAGGCAAACTTGGTCTTGATCTTGTCAGCAACACTCTTGGAACAACGGGAAGAAAAGCAACAAGTGGTGATCTTGATATTGCAGTAGATGAAGAGACAATATCAAAAGAAGAACTAATGTCAAAGTTATTGGGTATTGAAGGAGCTACAAAAGATGACGTTAAAAAAGGTGGAATCAACGTACACTTCAAAACACCTATAAATGGAGATTCTGCAAATGGTTTTGTTCAAACAGACTTTATGTTTGGGAAACCAAGCTGGTTAAAGTTTTCAATGCAAGGTGGAGTTGAAAACTCAGAGTATTCTGGGAAGCATAAGCATGTTTTACTTGCAAGCATTGCAAAAGCAACAAAACCCTCAGAATTCCCAGAAGGGCTTAAGTGGTCATACACAGAAGGACTTGTTGATCGAGCATCAAACGAATCGATATCAAAAAACCCAAAAGAAATTGCAAAGATTCTTCTTGGTAAAAGTTTTGATGAATCTGATCTTTCAAACGTTGAAACTATTGTAAGTGCTATAAGGGACCGTAGTGATTTTGATGAACTTGTTCGAGATGCAAATGAAACTTTTGCAACGAATAAATCTTTTGCTGCCCCACCTATAACAAAGCTATTAAAAGAGGCTTTGGAAGCAAGAATACAGCATCCAGAAGACATGGTTTACTGGGAAGGTTCTGAAGGTGCTCAGAAGGCCGTAAACGGTTTATTAGAGCTTGCAGAAAATGCAACCAGCACAACTACTATCAAGTGGGATGGATCGCCTGCAATCGTATTTGGAGTGGATAAAGAAGGTAAATTTATTCTAACAGACAAAGGTGGATTTACCGTTAAAAGTTACAAGGGAAGAACAGAGTCTCCAGAAGAACTTGAAAGTATGATAAAAGCTCGTGGAGAAAAGCAAGGAAAAGATTATTCTCAATTTGCTTCAGACATGAGAAACATATTTGTTCCATTTAAGCAAGCACTCAAAGAAATAAACAAGCAACCCGACGAAGGAGTATTCTTCAAAGGTGATTTGCTTTATATGAGCAAACCAAAGATTGTTGGAAAAGAGTATGAGTTTAAGCCAAACGTTGTTACATACAAAGTTCCTGTTAAAACAGAACTCGGTGAAAAAATAAACCAAAGCAACGTTGGAGTTGTTCTTCATGGAATCATAAGAGAAGATTCAAAAGGAAACGTAGTAGAAGAATCTCTTGAAGAGCTAACAGGTTACTTTAATGGCAATTTATCTTCTGGAGGATTGCTTGCTGGAACATTGTTAATCTTTTCTCCAGTGTTTGTTAATGAAACTCCAAAGTTTGAAATGGACATGGTTGAGCAAGCAGAAAAACTTCAGTCAAAAGTTGAAGCTAGCGCAGCAAAAATTGATTCAATCTTTCAAGAACAAGAATTAACAGAAAAAAAGATTAAAGATTTACCAGACGTTCTTTATTCTTATGCAAATGCATCAGCAGGAAAATTTTCTTCAATTTCTGCTGATGACTTTTCTAACTGGATTAAAAGTAATCCAAAACTTTCAAAACAAAAAGTCAGTAATTTATTGACTTATGTAAGTGAAAAGTCAAGTGAATTTACAAGACTATTTGAGATTGTTAAAAGTATCGAAGAATTGAAAAACAAAATTGTTTCACAATTCGACGAGCAGAACACAGCAGTTAAATCTTTTATTGGTGATTCTGCTGGTGGTGAAGGTTATGTCACTAAAAGCTCTCATGGACTTTTTAAACTGGTCAGAAGAGGCGGAGGATTTTCAGTGGCTCATGCAAAACAATATGTAAAAGAAGCAGTAAAAGTCACAAAAATTGGATATTATCCAGGGTCTTTCAAGCCTTTTCATCGTGGACACTATGAAAGTATTTTGGCTGCAAAAGACAAAGTTAATGAATTGAATGTTATTGCATCAGCAAGTGATAGAGTTCGTCCAGGCGAGTTTCCTTTAAGTGGTCAAGCCTCAAAAGAATATCTTGAGAAATATATCAAACCAGCACTTCAAGAAAAAGGTATTAACCTCATTGTTTCTACTGGCTCTCCAGTATCAGATGTTTATAACTTAGCAAAAGAGCAAGCAAATAAAAATGCTTAT